TACACCTAGTGTGCATATTATTTACAAATTAAATGTTTATATTGATACTAGGAAGATTGAACTATGAGAAACACTAGACTAAAATATAATGCAACCATGATGTCAGTACGGGCTGGTATACTTAGGATGTCGAAACGAATAAATGTACCAATGATACATCCAGATCATATAAAGACAGCGAGTAATGTATTTAAGGACCTTGCACATGATTTAGACAAAATTCTGAAGAACACCAGAAGTGATAATTCAGAGAAGTGTTTTATGGCTCAATCTTCCCTCATGATGGCTCATGCCCGTCTGGAGAAACAATGGAAAGACCCACGCAAATTATACCAGGGTGGTGAAAAACTTGTGTATGATAACTGGGCTGGTTTGTCAGACGTTAGAGGTAAAGAAGAGCTAAAGAAAAAGTTTGAAGATGATGATAGTTTTACTGGCTAAAATCTTTAAATATAACAACGTACAAGCACCAAACGGGGTGTAGGTTTACCTTTAGAGCTTGTATAAAATTGATGGAGAGTAAAATATGAGTGTATTGCTACACCTAATGGACATATTTATAACAAGATGTCGCATAATATATATTAACCGTAATTTTGAGTTCCTACTTAATAGCCTTATAGAACAGAATAGGGATAACAGACAGACAGAAACAGGATTTCTGTTACGATCTGTATTCCGAATTGTACTGTCAGTTATAGCATTTGGTGGTGTATTAGCAATGGCATATTTGCTGTTAATGTTTAGCTGTGTCTTGACCGATAATTGCTACTATTATTATGGGGGAGTGTAATATGCCAAAGTTTACACAAGTCGGTAAAGAAATTGGATCAAGCGAATGTCCAGCTATTGTTTTAGGCAAGACAGCTTATACGACAAACCAGAAGGTCCTGGACAATCATCGTGCTACGATTGCTGGTGTTGAAAAATTAAATGAGTACAGACCTAGCCAGGCACAAGACCGTGGTAACTTCCTGGAAGAAGGGATAGCTAAATGGGCCTGTAAACAATTACACGCTAGTTTTGAAATGCCAGAGTTTGCTCATCAAAATAAAGAACATAAAATGGGAGCTTCGATTGATGCAATCATATCATCAGATTTAGGTATAAATATAACTGATCCTATTACCCAGGAAGATTATACTTTTAACGGTGACGGCATCTTGGAAATTAAAACAGACTTTTATCACATGGACAAGGTGAGGGAAGAATGGGTTATCCAGGTACATCATCAAATGATCTGCTCTGGATATAATTGGGGTATCGTTGCTGTTTTAAATCAAAAAGGTCATCTTAAAATATATCCTGTACCTCGCAATGAAGAACTGATTGATAAAATTATATTTAAGGTCAATGAGTTTTGGAGCCTGGTAGATAGTGATGAAGATTATGCACCATTAAAAGAACCCGTTATAGAAGCTGTCAATCTGGTTGAGTTGCTAAAAGATAGTAACCAGGACCTAGATGAGCTTTGTGGTGATTATCTGCAATGCATGGCTGAAGCCCGTAGGAAAACCAAGGAAGCCCAAAACATAAAAGACGGGATCATTATTCAGTTAGAAAGTATTGGTGTTGAACAGGGCTACACTAAAAATTATGTACTGAAAAGCCAGGACATTATGAGAAAGAAACGTAAACAAATTGAGACTAATGAGGAAGTACCAGGTCACATTTTTTCTATAAAGGAGATATCACATGAGTAATTTAATGAAGCTAGACATGACAGGCATGATGCAGATGGCAGAAGTTGTATCTAAGTCAGCCTTAGTGCCACAAGCCTACCAGGGCAAACAAGCAAACTGCCTGGTTGCAATACAATGGGGTCAAGAGATTGGTTTAAATCCAATGCAATCATTACAGAACATTGCTGTCATAAATGGTAAGCCATCATTATATGGTGATGCATTGTTAGCGTTGGCCCGTTCTGATAATCGCTGTGTTGGTGTTGAAGAAAAGATGGATGGAGAAACGGCTGTCTGTACTGTTAAGCGTAGACACATTGACGGGAGCATAGAAGATATTGTCAGAACCTTTAGCAAAGATGATGCTGTCAAAGCTAAGTTGTGGAATAAAGCTGGACCCTGGCAACAATATCCAAATCGTATGTTGCAGATGAGGGCCAGGGGTAATGCACTAAGAGATAGTTTCCCAGATGTATTGAAAGGTCTTATCACAGCAGAAGAAGCTAGAGATTATCCAGAGGACAAAAATATTCCTCATATAAACGCTGTACAAGATGCTAAAGTATCTATTACTGATACGAAACCACTCCATGAGCAGTTACCCCCCGTAGAAACCCCTCAAATCGAGAAAGAAGTACCATCTGACTTTTTGTTTCACTTTCCTAATGGCAAAATAGATAAATATGAGCGTATTGAGGATTGGGTTGTTAAATATCTGGAGATGATGAAAAATTGTATAGATTATGACGGCTTCACTAATGCAGAAAAACGGACCAACCTAAAACAGCTAGAAAAAATTAATCGGGTTGTTATCGAAGAAAGCATGGAAGAAGCTCTTAGGACAGAACTGTACGATAAGCGTATTGAATATAATAAATTTTTAGGAGCTACAGAAGATGAATAATTTTGGGCTAACTTCCAGGCAACAAGACGTATTTGCTTTTATAAAAAGGTTTAATAATGTGTACGGCATCTTTCCTAGTGTCCGTGAAATATCTTTAGGCCAGATAGAAGGTCAGCAAGTTATTGAAAAAAGCAGTTCAACGGGTAACATCCACCGTTTGCTGACTAAGTTAGAGGAGCGTAAAGTTATAGAAAGACAGACGGGTAGGGCTAGGTCTATCCGTATATTAGATTAATCCTCTAAGTTTGCCAGGGCATGGCTACGGGTTTCTTTGTTTCTTCGTAGCCATCCTTTACCAAAATGCTCGAAGGTTTTGAGCTTCCTATAAAAAGTTTCCCGTTCTACTGACATCATTTCAATAAGTTCTTCTGCATCATGTTCATTAACTGATTTTAAAGTTATAGGTCCTAAACCACCATCTTGTTTTACACCTACACATTTCTGCAAAGCTTTGACAGCACGACCACAGCCACTATTAACAGCCCAATCAAATACAGATAAATCTAAACCAGATGCCAGGCTGTCTGCATTGACCCTATCCCAGTACTGCCTCCTATAAATTTCAGCTACATGGTTCTCTGGCATATCTCGCATCTCTTGTTCTGTCGTTACCTTTTCCATATAGGCATCGTAAACTTTTTTGGTTATGCCATTGTTGGTCATTCCACCTGGGTCATTAGGATGATTTACAAATCCCCCTTCGTGTCTTAACACTATAGCCAAAGCTCTTTCAAAATTACCTTTCATGTTAACTCCCAAAAATTAGTAATAAAATTCCAAAGACATAAGTCACAATTAGTATGTCTAGTTCTAACGTAGTCATTTTTTATTATTCATTAGTTGTAGTCCTGTCTTACCAAACCGATACCCAAACGAACTCCCAATACAAATATATAAACAAGTAGAGAACCAATTTGGCGTGGATTGTTCCAGAAAGATAAACCCTTCCTTAACAAAAGGTTGGCTCCACGGCAGAAAGGATGCCACTAATATTGCTCCAAAAATTAGGGTCCAAAATTCGTCCTTCCAAGACCCAGCCATTTGTGCAGTAAGTGCCTGTTCATTAAGCATTTCCGATGTTGCAGAAGTACGATACACCTCGGCTTCAGCTTGAGCTTTGGCTACCTTAATATCCGTTTCAGCTTTAGCTTTATCAACACGGCCCTGTAACCAAGTACTGGCTAATGAACCTATAGGCCCTATTATATTTCCTAGTCCTAACATATATTACTCCTTTGTTTGGCGAGAGATGATTGCAGATTATTTTAGCAATTAAATAATTTAATAAAGTTTATTAAGTTTAAATTAAACAATCATCCCTCATAACTTTGGTGAGAAAGGCTGACACCCTCATGCTAACCTTCCTCATAACTATTCAACTAAAGGCACATCCTCCGTGTACAATGTGACCTTCTGGTCTAATAACTGTAATTGAACTTCTATATCTCTCATTTTTGTCATGCTTTCTTTAACTGACTCTGGTGGTTGCCAAGTATCAATCCAGTTATCATTTTCTTCTACTTCTATCATTAACATTTCCATTTGATGTTCGAGGAAAGTAAGTCGTTCAGTTAATCCGAAATATAGCCAGACAGATAGCCCAGTAAGAGCAATCATGCTTATAAGATTTCTCAATGGTATTGTGATATTAGAGCTATCGCTTATCTGTAATTGTTTAGTCATTGTTCTTCCTTAAAAAATGTGGATCTTCTTTATCGTAAACAAATATTGCTTTTTCCTTGACCGTCTTTTGTTCCATAATCTCTTTCAACTCATGCTTTAGTTTATTTATTCGCAATCTTAGTAGCTGTACCTTTTCTTCTAAATCGGTCATTTACTTTTTTGAGGAATACAATAAGCCTTGACCCATATTTTATCTCCAGCAAGGGATTGCGACCAGTTCTGGTTTCTGATCTTTTGTGCATATCTAAGACAAGTATCCATATCATTGAAGTAGACACTATCTTGAACCGTACCCGATAAAAATATTACCAATGCCCATATCAACTAGACTTACCCATGAAAAGACCCATTGCAACAGCGTTTGCACTCGTCAAAACCGATACCATCGTACTCTGTTCAAAAGTTGGTAAATCCAAACCCATATACCAAAAAACAGTTTTATAAGTAAGGTACATATAAAGAAGAATTAATGATCTTGGGATAAGTTTTAAACTGTCAATGGCTTGTGACCATTGCTCTATTACTTCACTCATTTTTGTCATAAATTACCCATCCTTTTTAAGTAAAATAAATATCCAATCCACATAACAACACCACCTATAATTGTGCATAAAAGTACGATACCAACTATGTTAAAAACTTTTCTTTTAAACTCCTGTACTTCATATATTTGTTGTTGCCTTTCCTTACGAATTTTGGCTTGTAGCTTCAGTATCTCCGACCAAGAATTAGGTCCATAAACTAGATTTACATGGCTGCGAAGTTGGTCTTCCATCTCTTCAGCTTTCTTCTTAAAAGCAAATGCATCTAACGCTTCTTTCTCTATTGATGATCCATTAAAAACCTTCTTAAAAATACTTGGCTTTTGAGCCATAGAGTGAGCGTGTTTAACATCTGATATAGCTCCCATCCATCGTCCCAGGTCACCATACATACCCTCTATCGATCGCCCTGTTTCAAAACCTTTGCAGATTATTTTATATGCCGAACTGGCGATAGCAAATGCCGAAACAGGGTCCATTACGACCCCCTCATTAGCACACCAACTAACAACAATATTGTTGTTCCAGCCGTGCCGATTAGTACCCCCTCTAGCCTTTTAATTCTCAATATGGTTTCTTTCCATCTCTCATCAGAGACAGTTTCAAAAGACGTAAGCCGTTTATCTAATTCATACAAAGTCGGTTTCATTTCTTCTTCTTAGGCTTGTCCTTCTTCTTAGGCTGTTCTTTTTTAGGCTCCTCTTTCTTGGGTTCCTGTTTCTTTTTACCCCAGCCCTTTGGAGCTAAGTGGGGATTTAAATCATATATATGTGGCATACGTTACCTCTAGGTTGTGTACATTAAAGTTATAGTTTATCCAGCCTCTAGTGCTTCAATACGTTTTATTAAACTAGCAATAATGTCATCTGTAACTTTAGAACCATCGTCACCATCTTGATTGCCAGTATAAACTAACTTTGTTCCAGTAAGTTTTTCTACTTCACGAACAACCTTCATCATATCTACATTTACATAAGTAAAGTCTTTTGCTTCAGTGGTATCTACTACTTTAACATCTTTTCCATCTGCATCCTTTTCGGTTTTTATATTACTTGCTGTTTTTTTATTTAAAAATGCCCATGCATGGGTTTCACTTGCACCATCTGGTATATATTCAAAGTTATGTGGTGATATTAAATTATTGTTACCAGCACTATCTCTTGCATACAATTCACCA